GAGAGGTACTCACGTACCCCGCAAGTTTTAGAAAGCCTTGTTTATGAAAAAGCCTGGCTTCCTTGATATTCCGGGGCAGAAATAGGGGGATGTTGGGGTTGGTCCCCATTTACTCCCCACTTTGACGCACTTATTCGACTTCTGAAGAAGCTTCTGAAGAAGGCGCCTTGTCGCTGTACAGGCTCGGGTCCGTATTGAAGTACGCAAGCGCTGTCGTGATAGTACAGATAATCGCACCCGCTACCGCGGCGGCCTGTTGCTCGGTAACAACACCAAATGTGGTGAGCAAGCCAGAGATTACAGGAGCCCACGCATACAGTGACTTACGAAATGCTGCGGCCTGAGACGCGGACATCTTACGCATGGTCTTCAATCTCCTTACCGAGCTCATCGACCGCGTTCTGCAGCTTCTCCCAGGACGCACGCAAAGCAGAAACCTCTGCCTTATTCAGCGGGGCGGGGACATTCTCAACGCCGCGCTCAATCTTGCCCTCCTTGATCGCGTTCACGCGGTCGATGAGGCGGTCGAGCTGGTCGTACCAGCGGCCGGGGCACGCGGTATTGAAATATTCCTTGTGACCGTTGATAAAGAAGCTCTTGCCGTAGTAGGTCTCCAAATCGGCGATTACCTGGGCGACAGTTTCGAAGTCTTCGTTGCTCATCTCGGGTCGGCACTCGATGCCAATCGAGCGCTGGTTTGCCGCCCAGTTGCCTGCATGCCAGGCGATGTCCTTAAATTCGACGAGCTGGGCGCAGCGGCCTGACTCCACCACAAGGTGGGCGGAGGTGCCGGGGCCGCCGACGAAGAAATTACACACGTCCTCGAAGCGCTGACCGTCGTTGCCCCAATGATGGATAACGATGGTGTCAATGTCGTTGATAGTGCGATTCGCCGAGGTGAACGAAGTCGCATCGTACTTAGTGATGTCCTCATACTTCATATGAGTCTCCTTCTTAAATGTTGAAGCCCCCACGTGGGGGGCTAATCTTCCTTCTTCAGAGCGTGGACAAAAGATGAGCCGCCTCGTGTTTCGATGGCAGTAATCCTGTCCTCGCTGGCATCATGGCGCTTACGCGCATGCCGCATCTCATCCCGCAGCCCGCCAATATCTCGCCGAAAATCGGCGTGCTCGGCGCGAGATGCAGTAAAGTCCTCGGCGATGGTATCCAAGCGTTTCACCACGTTCTGCAGGGCGGTATTCGTATCGCCCTGCATCTGTGTCAGCGCTTCGCTCACCTGCTCCACCTGCTCAAGAACCTTATCCAGGTCATCGCGCAAGTTCGTCTCATGGCTATTGTTGGTCTGCTCCTTGATGGAGCGCACCTTGGAGTTCAGACGCTCCCATTGCGGGGCACCCCACTTATGCCAGACAATCAGCAAGGAGAAAAGCACGGCTCCGACTGAGACGACGACTTGGATGATGCCGTCCAGCATCGGGTGCCCAATGCGGGGAATCTCTGGCACTATACCCTCGCTTACTCTCCCGCGGCGATGGTTTCTGCGGCGTTCGGCGCCTTGAAGAGAACCCCAATGGCGTGCATGAGGTACTCATCCGTCACGCGGGTGGGGTCCGCACCAGGAGAAGCGAGCGCAGCACGCTTGGCATTTAGCTCGGCCTGCGCCTCATCCAGTGCAGCCGCAGCCTTGGCATGCTCAGCAACGGCGTAGGCGTGTTCGTCTGCGATGGTCTGGGTGGAGCCTGCCCCGGCGGGCAGGGAGACGAGCAGTCCGATGTTTGCTTCCACGGAGTACTGGGCGTTGGGGATGCGCTGGCGCTGGGCGGCCTGGGTGGCGCGCTTGAGCAGGTCGGCGTCCTGGGATGCTGCGAGTTCTTGTGCGATGGTAGCCATGTCTGGTTACCGTCCTTTCTAAGTGAATAAATTTTTTAGGCGGGGGTGCCCGGCAGTACGGTCGGGAACGGGTCGGTGGCTGGGTAGATGAGCAGCCCGCACCGCAGGTTGGTTCGGTTTCCGGGGGAAAGGTCCAGGGTCCCGCGGCGCCAGGTGATACGATTCCCGTCGCTCCTTGAGTGGAGGAGAATGATACCTCGGGACTCTCCCGTGTCTGTGACCACGGGGGCTAGTACAGGATTGTTGGACTGCCACCCGGGCGGATTATTGAGGACGAGACGGATCTTATCCCCGACATCCTTGTAGTTTTCTTCTGGGATGTCGGGGCGGTCATGGACAGTGATGGTATCCCACTGGCCGCCGCGGGCAGCGACGATGCACCAGTCTCCGATGCGACGGTAGAAGATGGCTCCGGCGGCGAGGGCGGGAGATTCTACGCGTCGCCAGCCAGTATCGCGTGGGGCTGCCCCGGAGGCGAGGCGTTGCACAAGTGCGGTTGCTTCCGCGTCCAGCCCGCCCGGGTCACCCTTGGGGCCAGGTTCACCACGCTCACCACGCTCACCCTTGGGGCCGGGTTCACCACGCTCACCACGCTCACCCTTGGGGCCAGGCTCACCACGCTCACCACGGTCACCCTTGGGGCCAGGCTCACCACGTTCACCAGGTTCACCCTTCACCGGCACCGGCGCAGGAATCGTACTCTCCGCACCGGCGGGGGCAACCGCCGCCAAATCCAGCGTCACACCCGCGCGAACATAAATGCTCGGGTACGGCAACTGCGCGGCACATCCCGCGACATCCCGCAGCTGTGCCTCCACACGGTACCCCCACTCAGACGGCACCGCCCCCGGGCTCGGAGCCATCAGGAGCACCCCCTGGCTCCCTCCGCGCGGCGCGTCCCAGAGCACCCCGTCACGCAGCCAACCGGTCACCGGCGCAGGAACAAACACGCGTTTGGTCCCAGCATCCGCAACCCGCGTAGTCGGGGTAAACACCACCCGCCCCTGCACCGGCACACCATCCGTCTCACCACCCGGCGAGCGCTGGTGCGTCACGAACTTCGCTGTCACCGTCCCATAAGCGGGTACGAAGCCGGACTCTGCTAGGTTGTCACTCACACCCATGCTAGTTTCCTCCTGTCATTGCTTGGATCTTCAACCTTGCAGCAGTGATTGTCTCCGCCGGTGCCCCCGCAGACTGGAGCACGGCGAGGTTCTGCCGCTGAATATCAACCTGGGTGAGGTAATCGTCCAGCTCACCCTTCGCCCATGCAATCTGCAGTCTCCACAGCCATGCGGCCGGCAGTCGGTCGTACGGGTTTGCTGTCCTGGAACGCGCTCCGTTCTTTATCTCCCAGATTGTGTCGTCCGTCAGATAAAGGATGCCCACGTTCAGGGTGTCCGCCAGGCGTAGCACCTGCACCGCCTGCTCAAACCCCGTGATGTCGTGGATGCAGTGCCAGAACATTTGCCTCGGCTGCCCCTTATAGTGCTCCTGCACAAGATACTTATCAGTCAGGTACAGGGATGCTTCGTTCTCGAAGGTCATCATGTGCCAGCCCGTGCCGACCATTCCAGCAGTGGTGTTCGCGCCGGGGTTTACAATCGTTGGCATCCACGGGTACAGGGCATTGAACCGGTTGGCGATGCGGTGGTGGAATTCTTCCTTGCCTGCCTGGTCACCCCAACCGTTATACGCCTCGTCCCAGAAGATGCCGTCTACGTCGTACCAGTCGATGTACTTTCGCACCTCATCGAACAGGGTTTCCAGGTCGCGCGGCTGCCCAATCGATGCACCCGTCCGCACGTAGCCGTAGATTTTCTGCCCATATTCGCCCCTGTTGAGCTTGAGCTGGTTTGTGAAATCTTTGTACTGCGGGGAACCGGGGCCTTCTCCAGGGCCAGACGCGGGGTTGATGATGAGGAACGGGCAGACTTCGGCGGCTTGCGCCATGGTGTGCCAATTCTGCTCCGCGACAGGCTTCCAGTAGTCGGGGTAAAAGTAGGTCGGTGGCACGATCGAGCGCATCCGTGCCCGGTAGGAGCGCTTCGCGTCCAAAATGCGCTGCTGCTTGTCTACATAGTCGCGGACCTCGGACATGTCCAGGATAGGACGTACCGTAGGTGCCGGCGGGGCAACATGCCCTCCGTCATCACTGCCGGGCTTGTCCGGGCGCGGTACCGGCGCGGGAGCGGGTGCTTCGACCGGCAAGGACGCCCAGGAGGGCCGCGCGTAGGTATGCGTCGTGACGGTCTCCCCTGCCTGAACGAGCAGCGGCGCGTCCTGCAGCATCACAGTGCCGTCTCCGGCTTGGACGGTGAGGCGCTGCACGGGTTGCCCTTCCAGCATCACTCCATCCCCGTCTTTGAGGTAAGCGACCACGTCGTAGGACACCGCCCCCGATTCTGGCACCGACAGCTCAACCATGCCCGTCTCGGTGGCATCATCATAGAGTTGCTGCCCTGCCCCGAGCCACCCGGTCGTCTCGGCAGTGCCGGACTCGACGCCAGGGTGTGAGGGGATGAACGCAACGGCGCCGGTAGTACCGGGCGGGTACCCGGTCTTGCCGAAGTTCACCTCGATTTTAGAGCTCATCGCCTACCAGCTCACCCGGGTTTACAACTTCACTCACCACCGGCTCCGGATCAGGTGCCGGGGTGGGCTCGGGTGATTCTAGCCGGATGACACCGGCAAGAATCCGCTCATCCAGCAGCTCACGTCGCAGCTTCTCGTTCTCTTGCTGAAGGTACAAGGCTTTAGCCTGCCACTGCTCCAAAGTCACTTCTTTTCTCCTTATCGTTTGATGGGCAGGATGACGACATCCACCCACGCATCCCGGATGAGCTCATTCGTCACGTTGTGCACAATCACCTCAACGTGGGTTCTGGAAGTTGAGGAAATGTTCGACACAATCGGCCAGATCGAGTGGGCGGCTTGCGTAACCGCCACAGGGAGCTGCACCTGCTCACGGAACGTGACGCGCCTCCGCACCGCAGAGTGGCGCGGAATCTCCAGCGGCCCAATCGAGATGAAGATGGTCGTCTCGGACTGCTCAATGAGGGTGCGCAGGTACATGCCCTGGTTCATAATCATGCGCCCCTGCACAGTCACGTCCCCGTCAGGGAGCACCACGAGTCCCTTCACATCGGCGGGATTCGTACCAGAGGGTTGCACACCGAGGGTGAGCGCGCCCTGCGGGTTCATGCGGACCACACCCGAGGGTGTGGTGGCATTGCTCGCGCCGGTGCGCATCTCGATGACCGAGTCTATGCTCCCCGCTGGGCCGCGACCGGGGGTGGTGTAAATCGAGAGGCCGGGCTTGGACTTGTCGGAGGTGTGGAAGGTGCCGCGGAACTCGTTCTCCGCACCATTGGCGTCAATCTTTACAGTCTGTTCACCCAAGTGGTTGTATGCGGTGATGCCGGACGAGTTGATTTTCAGGCCGCGCCGTTCCGCCTCCGTCGTCTGGAGTAGACCGCTCGTTACGAGTTTCGCCGCGACCTTCGAAGTCACCAGCCCCTCGATAATGGTGGCCCGGTTCAAAATTGCGTCCTCGGTCACCACCAGATTCTTCGTCTCCGCACTCATCGCGCGCACCACCTGCGCGGCCAACTCCTGCGTCACGTTCAAACGCCGCACATCGATACTGCCGGGCACAATCATGTCCCGCCCAATCCACGGCTCCGACAAACTTTTAAGCCCCGCCACCGCCTTTTTGGTGATGGCGTCTTTACTGGTCTGCTGCTCCACCGCCTGAATACGGGACTCCGCCTCGACCAGACCATGCTCGGCCTTCTGAAGGGTTTGTCGTGCCTGCGCTACGACTTTGCCTGCCTCGGACAGGCGCTCATCGAAGTTCGCGAGCGTGTCTCCGTCCCAGCGGCGCGCCGAACCGGTGGAATCCAGGTACAGGGTCGCTTCGTTCTGGCGCGCGATTTTAATACCGTGCGGCGTGGACGCAGGCGTGCGCGCCCTGATGAGCTGCGCACGTAGCGTGTCCACCGCCTGCGCGGGTGTGGGGCGCTGGTCAATATAATCAACCACCGGTTGCCTCCCTTGTCTTTTTATTGCCAGGATGCTTCTTGGAAATCCAGCGTCACCAACCCGGCGAGGCTGCCGGTCATCTTGATGATGCGCATCTGCCGCGTCCCATCTGGCACCGACAGCCAGCCTGCCAGGGTTACGGTGGCGGTATCGCCCACAAACCACGACCCGAGCGGTGCGCCGAGTCTGTCGGTGCCCATCTCGATGGTGACCTGGTCAATCATCTTTGCCCGCGCTGCCAAAGCGCCCTCAGCTTTCTGCTTCAGCACGAACGTGTCGGCCTGGTCTGCATCGGTGATGATGCCCTCCACAAACGGCGCACGGTCGCGCCACACCTGAGTAAGGTTCTCCGCCCAGGCGATGGCGGTTCCTTCGCCTTCTCCTGCGCCGGTGCACCAGATGCGGTGCGTGATGTCCTTGCCCGTGGAGGTAACCTTCACCTCGATGTCGGTTGCTGAGTTTGCGGTTGTATCGAAGTCCGGCGTGAACTTCTGCGCGATGAACGGGTATTCCTCAACCCCGTGCATGAACACCCACTCAATATGAGTGTGCGCCTCACTCTTCCAGCGAGGGCGCAGCATAATATCGGGGCCGTTAATCACCGCCGACAGCTCGCTCCAGCGCTTGCCGATGAGGTTGTTCGCGACGTTCCACCGCTCATAGGTGCGCTCTCGGGTCTGCGCCCCGAGCCCACCCTGCACGCCGTGCACCACCGGCAGTCCGCCACCGGGACGGTTCATGCCGTGAACAGCAAGAGCCCAGGCAATCTCGCCCAGGCTCATGGTCTTGTAGGTTAGGGTGTCCCAGATGGTTCGCCGCTCGAACAGTTCACGCACACCCGCGCACTTGAGTTCCAGGTTTGTTCCGGTTTCGGTGCCCCAATCGATGATGGGGCCGGCAATAAGCGGGTACTCGGTGCCGTCCTGCCCGGTGTGGGTGAGGAGCACGCCGCCTGTGAGCGGCTCATAGGTTGTGCGTTGGTGCCCTGCCAAGCTCCGCTTCGGAATCGTGAAGGTTAGCTCCTCGACCTTATTTAGGCTGATCGCCCAGGAGCATGCGGTCACGTCTTGGATGGGGGAACCGACCGCACCGGTCACCGTATCCAGCCAGTACAGCCTGAATCCCACAGCTACTCCTTTGCCACGCCCATGTCGATAACCCGCAGAACATCCGAGGGGTACTTCGCTCCGAAGCCCTCATAGCGGGTGGTCCATTTCTCCCAGCCCCACACGCGCAGGCTCACGGTGTAGTGGATTGTGTGCGAGCCCTTCGGCAGCACTACCACGTCCGAATAATCGACGGTGTCCCATACATTGGTGAAGACTCGTTCGCGACGTAGCACCAACTTGTTGTCAATGTAAATGTCGTAGTTCACGCTGCCACGGTCGGACGGGGAGCTGGAAGCTGCGGAGGTGGAGAGTGTCCCCTTCGCAACGTTGGCGGCGACGCTTGAGATGGACGAGGTGAGTCGAATATCGAGGGCACGGTCAGTGGGTAGGAAGAACATGCCCTTGCCGCGAGTGATCACGCCGTCCGTCTTATCGTGCACCGTATCCGTCTCAGTCTTATGAGAGAACAGCACACCGAGGGTGCCGCCGATTGGGCGGGCGAACGTCACGTTGGCGGTCTCGGGTGCAGCATTCGTGCCAGTCATACCCGCCTTAATCTCGCGCTTGGAGATCACAACCGCATTGTCAGGCACCTGGGTGCCGACCGCGACTCGCGCGCTAATGGATCCGTTCACGGGCTGGGTCTGCTGCTCCACATAAACGTAGTCGGTGCGAGCGCCGGTCGCGGGGGCTGGGCGTGTGGTGATGGTCTGCCCGACCACCGGCACCAGCACCGCGCGGCTCGGCGCGATATGTACCACGACTGCGCCCGGGGCGATGACGTATTCCATGCTGGAGCGGGTGCTCACCGTGCAGCCGGAGATAATGCCCGGCTCGGGGTACTGTGCCGCGAGCACTGCCTGCAGGTCGTCAGGGGTGGTTCCGTTCCCCTGCGCGTCCGGTGCCATTCCAAAACCAACACTCATATGTTCTCTCCTAAATGTATGTTGAGCGTGCGGTTACATCGACCCAACCGGTCGCAGGAGCGAGCGCCTGCACAACCGGCACGAACCCGGCACGCGGCGGGATTTTATGCCACTCGCGCGACACCAGCTCACTTGTCCTGTCCACGCCACTAATCAGCAACCTGCCTCGGGCGCAATCGATTGTGACTGGCGCGGTTGCCAATACCGCGTACGGGTACTCGATAACCCGGTTCTCTGCAGTGATGCGGAACCCGCTAGACCAATCCCCACGCACTGTGTAGATTGGGTAGGCATCCACGTTGCCCTCGTTTACAATCGAGGTTGTCATCGGGGCCTGCGAGCCAAACGAGAGCACGCCGCGTGTGGGTTGCTCGGGGTAGAAAAGCGGGAATCGCAAACCAACCCCCGCACCGGCTGGGTAAAGCTGATAGGTGCGCGGCACCCCGTACAGCCACGGCTCGGGTGCAAAGAGTGGCACCTCAAATAGAAAGGCGGAGTCCCCAAGGAACTCTACCTTCACGTCCCCATCCAGCCGGACCTCTCCCGTTAGGTCGAGTGTGTCCGTGGCGACCCGGAGCGTGCCGAGGTGTCCATCCCACAGCAGGGATGAAACGAACCTGTCGGCAAGCTCGCGTACCTGTACGCCTGTGTTCGACACAGCGCTGCCTTTGAGCGTGAGTGTGCGGCCGGTACGGCGTGCCGGGGCGTGAACCATGCCGTGCCCGAGCTTGCGCTGTGCATCATCAGATTCAACCCCAACGCCGCCGACCCAGCCTGCCAGGTCGGTTACCCACACTTCCAAGTCTCCTGCCGGCTCTTCAAAGGTTGTGAGTACCAGGGAGCCGTGCGCCCCGGTCAGCTCCACGCGGAGCCCGTCCTTACCTATCACAGCAGCGCTCCTTCCAAACCGCTAAGCTGGTGCGACAGAGCCTCACCAACACGCCGACCGAATCGCTCGGGAGCCATTTCCTCACCAGCGTTCACATGTACATGCAATGCCCCACCAGCAGCAGGGGCCGCCGCAGCGGCACGCGCCGAAGCACGCCCCACACCAGTGGTAACCCCACCGATACTGAACCCGCCACTGACAGCACCCGGGGTGAGCGCCATCGAGAGAGAACCCATCCCATCCTGTGCCGCCTCAACAGCAGCGTCCGTCATCGACCGCACCGCATCCACAGCCATGTCGGCTGTCTTGTCGATACCGGCGGCGATACCCGCGGGAATCCACACACCCACCTGGTCACGCATGACGCGAGACGGCGAGTGAATTCCTAGAGCTGACTTCACGAAATCAGGCAGAGCATTGACGACACTGCGGGCGGCATCCATCACCGCGCCGGCGGCGTTACGAATGCCCGCGGCGATGCCTCCCACGATGTCACGACCAATAGAGATCATCTGGCCAGGGATGCCACGCACCACACCGAGGATGTCCGATCCCATCGAGCGGAAGAACCCTACCACGGTGTTGATGCCGGCAGCCACGCCGTTCTTGATGCCCTCCCAAATGGTCGAGACAATGCGTCCGATTCCGTTCCAGGCGGCATCCCAGACGCTGCGGATAAGGTTCACAGCGTTCGTGATGATGGAGCTGACGATGTTGATTGCGCCAACGACAATGCCCTTGATGACTTCCCAGACGCCGGAGAGAATCTGCTTGATGCCCTCCCATGCGGCAGACCAATCACCCTTGATGATTGCTGTCACCGTCTTGATGATGCCCACGATGATGTTGAGTGCACCCTGGACAATCGGGACGATTGCCTGCACCACGGTCGTGACCACGTTCAAGACCGCCTGAATAGCGGGCACCAGAATGTCAATCAGCGTTGTGATGAGAGGGACGATTGCCTGCACCACGGAGGCGAATACCGGGATCAGCGAGGTCACCAGGACAACCACAACACCTGCCACCGCGCCCACGATTGCCGCAAGCACCGGAAGAAGGCCCTGGATTGCAGGCATGAGCGCGGCAAGGACCTGAGTACCCAAATCCACGACAGCCGCCACAATCTGCCCGAACACCGGCACCAACTGGAGCAACATCTCGCCCAGCTGCCGGAAAATATCCATGATTTGCGGGAGCATCGCCATGACCGCAGCCCCCAACTGAGCGAGCGCAGGAACAAGCTGATTCATCAGCTGCTCCCCCACCGGAGCGAGCGCCTGCATAATCTGGGTGCCGAACTGGACAATCATCGGGAGCAGCGGTGCAAGATGCTGACCAATCTGTCCGAGTGATTCCATCAGCGCTGCACCCATCTGCCCCAGAATCGGTAGCAGAGCCTGGATAGCGCTGCCGATTAGAGGAATGAGGCGCTCAATTACCGGCTGGACAGATTGGACGACCTGGCTAAAGACCTGGCCGGCCATCTCCGCAAATCGCTGCAGCGCAGGCATTATGATTTGGAGTGCCGGCTGAAGCGACTGAACCAGCTTCTCGCCCAGCTGTCCGATAAGGGGCAAAATCGTGTTCAGCGCGGGTTGGATAGCCTGCATCAACGATTCCCACGCGGCGCGCCCAGTCTCCGTCTGAGTAAAGAAGTAGACGAGCGCACCTGCTACGATGCCGATAGCACCGACCAGAGAGGTAAAGGGATTAGCCTTCATCAGACCAAATGCTTTGGAGAGGTTGCCTGCGATGTTTGCGGCGGCGGTGTTGAAGGCAGTTTGTGCTCCAGCTGCTGCGCGGACTGCGACCTCGTAGACTGAGGCGGCTGTTGCACCCAGCTGGTAGTTCCTTCCGAGTTCTGCGATTTCTCGGGCGGAGCCTGCTCCGCTGGTTAGCATTTTGAATCCTTCGGCTACGCCCATGACGGTGTCTTTGGCCGACGAAATGGCGCCCATAGCGGTGTTGTAGGATTCGATAGTGCTCTTTCCCAGCCCGATTGCGGTTGTCACGCCTTTATATGCGGTGACGGCGGCACCGAGTGCGAGGACGAGCCGGCCGACTCCCTGCTGATGGTTCTCGATGAACTGGGAGAGCTGGAAGAGGCCAGTTGAGAGTAGACGGATAGAAGACTCGAGGATATCGAATGCACTCGTTGCTATGTTCGCGCCGTCCCCTGCTCCACTGAAGCTAGGGAGTACGGATTTGAACGCAACCGCTAGGGAGCCCACCACTCGGATAATATTCAGTGCAACCGAGACGAAGGAATGCAGCAGAGGAGGTAAGACGGTCCCAAGGAATGCCCCTACCTTCTGGGCTACACCGACAATGCCCGCGCCTTGGGTCTGGAACGCGGAGGCAAACCGGGCAATCTCTTCACGGATAATCTCGAAGGTGACCGTGAAGCTCTTACCATCGCCCATGGTGGACTTGAAGCCCGCAGCAAAGGCGCTAATGGCTTCTCCAGCCTTGATGATACCCGCCCCAATCTGTGCGCCGATAACCTTACCGAATGCTTCGACCGGCTTCATCCACCCCTGGAATGCCAGGAAGAATTTGGTGAGCGCCGGATATATGCCGGTAAGGATGTTTGCACCGAAGCGACCGAGCGCGGCCTGTGCGTTGGCGAACGCACCGGGGAGGGTATTACCCATTTCAGTTGCCACGGTACCGGCGGCGTCGGTCATCGCCTTCTCGAATTGCTCGAAGTTGATCTTGCCGTCAGAGGCCATCTTGAAAACTTCGTCGGCCGTCACGCCAAGCTGCTTACCCAATGCCTGGTAGATCGGGATTCCTCGGTCTGCGACCTGTGCCAGAACGTCGTTCTGAGCTTTTCCGGTTGACGCGACCTTATTGTAGATCGCGCCCATTTCCTCCATGCTGGAGCCTGATGCCGCAGCCGAATTCGAGACGGACTTGAGCACAGCTTCAAGCTGTTCGCCCGGCTGAATACCGGCCGCGACCGCGCCGGCCGCAGCGGTCGCCGCAGCGTCCAAACCGAAAGCCGTGCCCTTCACCGATGCAGATGCATTCTGCATAATCACGGACACCGCGTCAGCGTCATTACCCAGGCCTCGAAGCTTCGCCTGCGCCACATCAATAGCCTTCAGACGGTTAAAACCCTTCGCAAACGCGGTACCAAAAACCGAGCCAATGCTGATACCGCCGATAGCCTTCGCCACCAGTGGAGCAACGGAAGATGAGAAGATACGCCCGAACGCGGAGGACGCTTTAGTGCCGGCCTGCGAACCTGCACGGTCGCCAGCATCACCAATCTCAGACACAATCTGTGCGCCCGCGCCCTTGGTCGAGGCGAGCACAGTCACGTACGCCTTCGCAAGCTCATACCCGCCAGCCATATCATCACTTCCTCTATCCGGTTATTTGATTGTTTCCTGCCCCACTACGACACCACCGCCGGCTCGCCGCTGCGCCAGCCAGTACTTCGCTTCGTCCAGGCTCATACTGCCCGAACCGACACGCACACCAGCGCCCTGCACACCGGGGCGAGGCAGAGGCTTCGGCTTGTTTCTACCCTTCTGCCCGTCTGCACTGCGCTGCCAGTTCGCCTCCACTAGCCGGTCAAACACCCCGGCAAGCAGCTGGGCTTCCAGACCCCAACCTTGCGCATAATGCCGCATGGTCGCCGAATCTGGTGGCAGGTTCACGACCATCGCCGCCACTAACTGTGCCCCGTACTCCGCGGCAAGGCGGGCGTACGGGGCATGGTAGTAGCGGATGAGGTCAATCTCCACAAGCTCGCGGTTCTCCCGCAGGAGAGCCGCGAGCTTTAGGAGTTTGGGTTCAAAGCGTTCATCATGTCGGTAAAGAACCCGGTGAACAAGGTCATGGTCACACGCCCGGTCTCAGGGTCGCGTAGCGTGTCGAACACGTCCTGCTTTGCCTCGGCACCGAGCAAGGACTCCACCGCGGAGAACATGCCCTTGGGGTTGCCTTCGTCAATCGCGAGCAGCTGCTCCATCAGCTCCGCATCATCCAGCGCGGCAGGGTCTACCTGCCAGGTCTTGCCGCGCAGCTTCACCTTCACGACCGGCGCGCCACCTGCAGCCTTCTTGTCGCTGGTGCGGGTAAACGCGTAGTTCTTCTCCGACATGAGGGGTTTCCTTCCAAATCAAAACGTATAGGTAGGGTTTCGTTGGGGGAAGCGAGCGCGGCACGCCCCCTTTGGTGTGCGCGGCGGGCGGCTCCAGAAACCCTAAAAAGGGAGCCAACCACCATACGCAACCGGGGGCATGCCGCAAATCTAAACCAGCCTATTAGAGCTTGGTGCCCAGGTGCTTGTACGCCTTCACACCCTGCGAGTCAGGGTACGCGGTGACGGTCACCTGGTAGCCGACAGCCTCGCCGTTCTTGTAGGTCACCTCGCCACGCTCGGTTACCTGACCGTCGGGGATGACGATGCGCAGAACCTTCTTGCCGTCCAGGACGTCCAGCACGAACGTCTGGTGCGGGGACTGTGCGCCGGTCATTCGCACCAGCGACCCGTTCGCAGTGGTGTCCGCGTAGAACAGCTTGAGCACTTCCTCGTTCGTCTCAATGAGCGTGAACTGGAAAGTGACCTTGTGCGAGGTCTGAATGACACGCACCACGTCACCGTTCTGCCAGGCCTTGATTTCGCTGGTGTCAGAGTCGATGCTCTGAGTCACCCCGTCCTCGCTGATGTAGCCGAGGTCCTTCAGCTTCGCGTCCACCGCGGCGGTCGCGTTAGCAGGGGTTGCGGTGCCGATGGCACCAACATAAACGCCGCCGGTAACAGCGACACGCACATTATCAGCAACAAGCGCCATAACATGCTCCTTCCCGCCCCACAACAGGGGCTATAACAGGTCAATTTGCGTGTTCCGGTACGTCACCGTGAAGTTCATCCGGAATCGCGGAATCTTATCGTCGGGGTCTGGCATCCACACCACACCCCCCACAGGCTCCACACCGTAGACCAGCACGGGCTTTCCAACGCTTACGAGGACCTCCTGGTTCACGATGCTACGCAGCGCGCCACGCAACTCCTCCGCTGCGTTGTATGCATCCTGCGCGGTGGAACCCCACACGTCGGCGATGAATGCTCGTTGCCCATGTGCCGGGGACCCCTCGGCACCACCCGAAGGGGTGAACACCGCGAACACACCGTCCGGGCGCGGGTTCGGCGGCTCTGCTACATACACCGGGGAACCCCACAAGCTTTTTGCCTCCTTGCGGAGCGCTGCGAACACATCCGGAGCATGCAAACGGCCAGAACCAATCTGCGGTGTCATCGGTTCCACCCGCCCACGGCCTTGGACAGGGCACCGTGCTTAGCTTCCGCCCGGACACCAGCGGCACCGGTTGGGTAGACACGCGCCGCTGCCGTTTTCGCGCCAGCTTTCGCGGAGGACGCGAACCCGGCTCCGGCGCGAGCCTGAACCTTCGCCGCCTCCGTGTTCAGGGCGGCAAGCATCTCCGGGCTGGTGCGCAGCCCATAGAATCCCGCCAACGTCAGCTTCACCTTCGTCTTGCCCATACTCTCCTGTCAGCCTTCCACTCGTTTGAGATTGATACGGTAACCCGCCTCGAACCCGAAAGGGCCGTGCGTGTAGTCTTCTGGCCAGCCGACGCACTCATACAGCACCCCGTCCACGGTTACCCGGTCGCGGGGGCGGGTGAACCCGGTTGGGGAGTACAGGTCAAGGTCACGGCGAACCCCGGTCGCGGTATCCCGAATCTCAGAATCTGCGCCCGGTGAAGCCCACCCAAACACCTCCACCTGCACCGCAGCATTCCAACCCCGAGTAGGGGAACCCCAACCGTCAGGTGTTTTTTCAGTCCAGGCCGAGTGTGAAACCGTGAACCGGGGTTTGAGCCACCCCATGCACTTCACCTCCCATCCCGCAACCGGAGGCAGGGAATAGATCAATGGTGGTGGCGCGTTGGGACCCAACCCCGAGCAGCTTCTTCTCAGCCTTGGTCAAGTACAAATCCCCGTTCGGGTTTGCGAAGCTAACCTGCTGGTTAAAAGGCCCCGCCGTCTGCGTCAAAGATGACGCACCCTCCACGAATGCACCTGCTGCCATGGCGCGCTTGACCATCCGGCACGCCACAATCGTGATAGCCTCTGCCGGCAGATTGAACCAGCCGGGTGCTGCCGCACGGATGAGCACGCCCGCATCCTCAAGAAGGACACGAGCATGCTCTTCGGAGCCCGGCGGCATATCCGGCCAGCGCGAGCGCAACGCCTCCACGGTGACCTCGGGAAAATCATCCATCATCACAGGTCACGCACCTCCAGCCCAGGTTAGAGGGTGTACTTCACGAAGTGGGCGTTGGACTCAATGAGCCAACCGAACTCTGCCTCGGCGCGAATCGCGACCAGGTTGTTCTCCCACAGAGAGACAAGCTGGTTACCGATAGTCACGGTGGACTCGGTGGATACATCGAAGTTGATGCCACCCACAGTGCCCCACAGGGCCTTCGAGAAGTCACCACCGATACCGACCACCGAACCGGCGGCGGTACCGTTCGCCACGGTATCAGCGAACGAAGCGGGACGACCCAGCACGGTACCGGAACGCACAGCAGCAGTTGCCACGGTCGGCTCAGGCACGAACAGCGGGCGGCCGTTAGCATCCACCGATGCGTTGAACAGCGGCTCGGCAACGTCATCGAACACGAAGCCGTTGAGCTTCTTCTTGTCCTTCACCAGCAGATCCAGACCTGAGTTCAGGTCGGCAAAGATACCGCCCTTGTTCGCAGGAGAAGTACCGAGCTTCACAGCCTTGCTGGTGGAGGCGAGGTTAGTTCCCACACCGAACGGGTTCGAGGTGCCGTGAATAACGGCATCGTCGAACGCGCGAGCAAACGATTCAGCGATCTCCTGACGAAGGACTTCCATGTAGTTACCGGGGTTCGCACGGACGACCTCGGCGGAGACCACCGCGATGGCGGCAATCTTCTTCGGGGTCATGGTCTTCATGGTCAGCCCCGCCTGGGTGGTGGGCTTCTTAGCGCCTTCTTCCACCCAGGAGGCGGTGGGCTTCTCAGTCAGGACGGGGATAGCCTCACCAGAGACAGAGAGAGGCACCTGACGTGCCAGAGACTGCACCACAGAGGCCTTCTGAACCTCTGCGAAGTATGCCTGCGCAATCTCGGGGCGGATAAATCCGGCGAGGTTGCTGGTCTTAGTTGCGGCGGTAATAGCCATAACGGTTTTTCCTTTCCTAGAAGAGGATTAGCTAGATACCGAGGACGCCCTTGAGCTTATCCAGCAGCGGGTCGCCATTGAGCGCGAGCCCCGCCCCTTCACCCTCGGTCTTGATGACGGTGCGTTTACCCGCCGCACCACCGGTAGCACCGCCGGAGAGCAGCTCAGACAGGAGCGCCGCGTGTTCGGTTAGCTCCTTCTGCGTCTCCCCGCGCAGGGCGGAGGCGGGAACACCGTACTCGGCGGCGGCGGCTTCACGCCATCCGCGCACCTTCTCCGCGTGCTCGAGTTCAGCTAGACGTCCTTCTGCCTGCTCGGCGCGTGAGGTCAGCTCATCCACGGTGGCAGCCTTCTCGCGCAGGTCGGCGTAGTCGGCGTACTTTGCACGTTCACGCTTGAGTCGCTCGGCGATAATGGTGTCAAGCTGGCGCTGTGAGGTGATGGTGCGGAACGCGGGTTCCTCCATGTGCTCGTGCTGCGCCGCCGCGACATCCGCGGGGGTTACCTGCGGCTGCTCGGAGGCTTCTGCCGTCTCGACTGTGGTGTTCTCACTCATAGGGTTGCTCCTTGCTTCGTTAAGCACCAACACCACCCGGTGCAGACGAAAACTCGTCTACACGGGTGGTGTTGTAAAAATATGTTCTATATTCGGTTATGCCGCCCAAAACCCCGGACGGAAAGGGAAAACTATGTTAGAAAGGCAGAAGCGCCAAATCGTATGGAGTGCCAGCATAAACATCCGGCAACTCACCATTAGCTACCTTCTCACGATACAAGCTGGTTACTTCGCTATAGTTGAAGGGGAATTCCTTAGCTTCGTTCCTACGCTTAATCTCTGCTAAACCCCACTCATATTCGGCACCGGGGCGCGCAGCCGGAGCATTAAAAGAACGCCCCATCAACTCAGCACGCATCCACCCCTCCGGAGTATTTACATCAAACGTGGGCTTCGTAAAATCGAACGGGGCACGCCAATACTCAGGGTCTTCACGATAATCGTAAGCTTCTTCTGTGGTCTCGCTACTCATGGGGAGCCTCCTGATAATATGCAAAAACCAGCGGGGAGCCGTCAGGCATCTGCCTGACGTCTATTATGTCCAGCATACCACCGCGTAATAACAGAATTTCTCGTTGCCCCCGATATTTCTC